ATCATCGACTTTTGATCATGCGGGTTGATCATACCAGCTACGTACTTTTTGATAAAAGAACGGTTAGTACCCTCAGCACCTTTAGTAATCAATTCAATATTAGATACACCAGAAGTCTTACCGAAATCTAGGAATACCATTTTAGCAGATTCTTTCAATCTGTTATCACCGAATGCGTTAGTACCTGAAGCAGTGCTGTGTAAGTTTGCATCATCGAATACAGGACAGTAAGCCATTGTAAGCTTGTTCCCTAATGCTTCGTAAGATACAAAATTAGCACCTAAAGATACATCTCCACTAACACCATTCATAGAACCACCAGTGAATGATCCAGAAGGAGCAATCAATAGGTCTTTCATAGCTTTGTGAAATGCTAAACGTCCTTCAGTACCTGTAAATACAACGTATTCGTTACCTTCAGCGTTTGTTGCATTTAACGAAAGTTTCGCTAAGAACTCAGTAATAATATCTTCTGTTAAAGCACCTAGTGTATAAGACGCCTGGTTAGAAGAATCAATCTGCGCTAATAAACCATCACCTGTTACGATGCTGTTACTTTGAGTACCAGAACTTCCTAAAGATGAAGTTGAATAAGCGCCTGGTCTTGCTACTTCAGTGTTAGTAACTGATCTACGACCATACCATCTTTGAAGCTCTTGCTGATACATGAACTCATCCATCATCATTTGCTCTTTAGTAAAGTACCATAGACGGTGACCATTGTTTTCAATCCAAGTAACATCAGTAAGATCTTTACCTGTAACTGAACACTTCTTACGCATTGTAGTTAAGAAGTTAGTATAAGTATCTGGGTATACGTAGTTTTCACCTACATCAGCTCCATTAGAACCGTTAGGGAAAGCTGAACCAATAGAAGCAACAATTGCCTCATCAGTAATATCAGCTGTTTGTAAACCAGCTACTACAGATGTTCCATCATGAGCACCAACCATTTCGAATTTTACAATGTGATCAGTTGCTGCACCAGATGCAGAAGTGTTTGCAATTGGATCTTCCAATACTAAAGCTGTAGCTCCAGACTGGAAACGAACCATATCAAACTTGTTTAAGAAGTCGCCAGTTCTATTGTTAGAAGCTGTAGCGCCTTCGATAATTAAATAGAATACATCTCCATTTGCGTCAGCGTCATCAATTGTATTACCAACCGTAGTGGTAACAGAAGCTGCTGCTGTAAATGTAGTTCCATTAGTTGAGAAAAAGCCTACGTTGAAAGAAGGAGCGTTATAACGTCCCATTACTTTCCACTCGAAAGAATTATCTCCTAATACTTTCTCAGCTGCATGACGGCCTGTCTTTTCTAATAGAAAAGTTGCCGAATAACGAGGATACTGTTGAATCAACGTTTTAGCAATCTCTGGGTATTGCATAAGCGCTGTGTTCAAAGCATTCTCAGGTGATGTTCCAGAACCATAGGTTCCTTTATAAACTCTTGCCATTTTAAATTACTTTTAAAAATTATTAAACACTTATTATTAACCAGAGTATTTTACGTAACTTTCGGGCATCGCCCTATTGTATTGCAAGTTACTCTCTTATAAATGCAGCAGGATCAAAACCACCTTTTTTAACATTGGTTCTAGGTCTTGTCTTGCCGCTTAAACTTGGTGAGGTAATTTCATTTAATATTTTAGCCTTACCATCTTCCAAGCCTTGCGAACGAAGGATCTTAGCAAACTTGTCTTTAAATAACATAAACATAGCAACCTCCGAAGCATTGTCGTGAGATTTCCAAATGTCCTCAGCCATTTTTCCTGACGTAATATAATTGTAAGCATCCTTTGCTTGCGCTCTTGTTACAGCTCCACCCATAAAAGATTTCATTTCTTTTAGAGTGCCCTGTAATTCTTTTTTATTTCTTGCTACTTTTTCTTTATTAGAAAGCTCTTCTTGTTGCTTTTCTTTATAGAACTTTGTTTTTTCTTGTTCTATTGCATTGTTAAGCTGTCTACGGATTCTGTAAGCTTCACGCTTCATTACACCAGAATCTTCCATCTTATCAAGAGCTTCTTCTATTTCAAAGTCTTCCATTCCGTCAACCTTCATCTCAGCTGCTATCAACTCTCTGTCACCATATCCTAAATACTCATTTAGTTTATTTATAGTGTCATTATTTGGTTGCTCAATGAATGGTGAATTTAAAGCTTGTATTATATCTTCTTTTGTTGCTCCTTTTATGCCTAACTCATTAGCAAATGCTTGCCAATCTAATTCTCCAGCTTCTTCAAGATTCGAACTTTCTTCTGCAGGCTGGGTTTCAGTAACCGCTTCTGGCTCTGTGTCCCAGTCTTCGTCAACTTCTTCAACTGTTTCTTCTTGTTGAGGTTCGTCAACTTCAATATTGTCCCAAGCAAATCCTTCTTCGCTAGTAGGCTCTTCAGTAGATTCTTCAATCTCGTCTGCTTTGTCTGCTGCTTCTTCATTGTATTTGCCTTGAAATTGTTCCATCATCTGATCACTAGCAAAAGCTAATGGATCAAATTTTTTTTCTTCTGTTTCTTCTACTGGCGTTTCAACAGTAGGTTCCTGTGTTGTAGTTTCTACAGTCTCTGCTGCTTCAACTAAGTTTGTTTCTTTTTCTGACATATTAATATAATTTGTTCCCTAATCTGCAAATATACTAAGAATTTTTAATTGTTTCTTGTATTTGTTGTTTTCGTTCTGGCGTTATACTACCTTCTTGAGCTTCTTTTGCTGCTTGACTATCCATATTCTCAGCTTTTTCATCTCTACGGTCTTGTTGATCTAACGCTTTTTGTAAATACATTTGCTTGTTTTTAACAGTGTGTGCAACATCAGCTATTTCGCGTGCATCGTCTGATTTCATGTCTGCAATCTTAAGATCTGTTTCAGCTTGTATTTGTGCAACTTGTATTTTGCCTTCGTTTTTCAACTGCTCAAGCTGTACATCCTGTTCATGTTCTGCAGCAGCAGCTTCTTGTTGTGCTTGCATCATAGCCTGTTGCTGTTCTGCCTCTGCTTGTTGCGAAGCTTTCATTTCATCAAGAGCTCTTTCAAGTATATGCTCAGCTTCTGTCATTGTATCAGCTTTCAATACTTTAATAATATCAAGTAACTCTACCTGACCACTTTGTAGTGCAGATTGTGCTATTTGTTGTATTACTTGTTTTACAGATTCGTCTTTACCGCTATCTCCAATAAATATACCATAGTCTTGCAAAGCGATATCAGGCATAACATCTAGAAACTTATACGCACCATCACCAAGTACAATGCTAGCTTTTTTGCCACCAGCCCAACATACTTTCATAAGATTTGTTACCCTTTCGAATACACGTTTTTTAACCATAGCGTGCGAATAAAACCAACTTTCTGTAATTGTAGCAGATTGCACAACGCTTCTTTGAACATTACCTACATATTCATACTGTCCTACTGCACCTTCACGTTGAGGTGATACACCAGATATTTGTCCAGCAGTTTGTTCCAGCATCATTTTAAGATTAATGAGTTGCTGTACAGAATTAGACAAGGTAAAGTCTATTTGTTGAAATTGATTGAATGATTGTACTTGACCACCCTCATCTTTTGAATTTATAGGAATTATACCATCAGTTTTTAAATGATAGAGTACTGTCTGTATATCCATTCCAATATTAGTAGGTAGCTGAGATACATCATAAACTACTGCTTTACCACCTGAACGTGCAAGTGCAAGTTCTATTTGATACATTACAACATTGTAAAGCATCTGTATATTTTTAAGTAAAGATACCATAGATACACTACGGCCTGTTGTATTGTTTCTTACAACACCAACATAAGATAATGGTGTAGATCCTACGTCATCAACTGATCGTACTTGGTTTGGTCTACGTCTTGCTCGTACAAGTATTTTACCACCAATCTTCGTAGCTTCCCAAATATCATCTACATATTTGGTTCGTATCTGTTCGTTTCTTCTTGCTTTATAATCTTCAGCCACTTGTTTCATAAATGGCCTTTCTGGATCGTGTTTATTTTCTGATATTTTAAACTTCAATGCTTTTATAGATTTCCATTCTACTGACACTACGCGTATTTTCATTTCGTGTCCATCTTCATAATCTAACCAATCAAACGGATCGTTATAAGAAGATAGGTCATCATATGATCCAATTTGATACATAGCAGACAACTCTTGTAATTGTTTTTCGTCTAGCTCATCTCTAAACTCATCAAGTATTTCGTTGTAGTTCAACCATCTTTCTTCTCCAACCCATTGTGATGAATCAAGATAATCAGTTGTACCACCCATATCATACACTACCGATCTTGGATCTACACGTCTAAGATAAGGGTTGTTATCTCGCACCTCTACTCTATAAAATTCTTTACCTGTAATAAGCAAATCTCTAAATCCTTCTTTAAATATATCACGATAGTTATATCTACTAATCAAATACTCTAAACCATCTTGCGCTGTTTCTTCTACCATTTCACGGTAGTTATATTTCATATATACCTCTATATCATCAGGAAGCTCCATGTCTGTTGGTTGCGGTATAGCAAACCCAACCTTTTTTTCAAAATCTTTTTGTATTTCACCAACAAGCTCTTTCATCATTAGTGTTACCTTCACATCTTGTTTACGTATTACAGCCTCTTTATTAACTGTATTTACTTTAACATCAAGAGGTCTTCTAAGATCTTCACCAACTAATAGATCTATCTTTGGAGATATAATAGGATAATTAACAAGTCTTGCTGGATACGCCATTCCATATTGTTCTGTAATGTATTTAAAGTCATTCAGTTCAATGTGTCCATTGTATATATTAAAATTTTGTATGTCATGCATTCTAGAGTTTTTATATGGGGACTCTGAATAAGACATATATCCAACTACAGCATTAACCCACTGATCACACCATTCGTCAGTTTTATCTTTTTCTTTTACAAAATGTTGTGGAAATGATGAGTACTTTTTGTTATAATCCATTATTAATCTTTTTGTGGTATTCCGTTTCTATCTAATTTATAGTAAGTAAAACCCCAGTCGTCATTTATCTCTTCTTTAACACTTGCTTGAACTCTATAGTTGTCTACATTGTGTATTAAACATAAACCAAATGCTATTGCACGGTCTGTATTTTTTGTCCCATAAACTGATAGTTCTTCGATTAAATCTAAGAACCATATATCTTCAACGCTCTCTCTAATGTAGTCATCAATAAGATCCTCCATTAGTGCTTTTACCTGCTTATTCATGTGCACACCATATCTGTTTCTTGTTTTAGTACCAGGGTTGTGTGCAGACTCTGGTTTTTCTTTTAAATACTTTAATGCGTTCATTCTCTTAAAATAATCTAGTATACCAATCTTTGTATATTCGACTAACATTTTAGCATTATAGTATATTGCTAATTTTAAACATCCATGCCAAAAATCTTCTTTCTTTTCAGGTCTATCCGTATACTCTGCTACCACTAAATCATGTGCATTATCGGTATCCAAAAATCTTCTGTATATAATAGCAGAACCCAAAGAGTCTGAAGCTCCAGCTTGATCTTGATCATAAGAGTCAATACCACCAATATCTAAATGATTGTATTCTTCTTGTGGATGATGTAATATCTTATAAGGTCCTTCTGGATGTGGTCTCCAACGTACAACAAACTTTTCCTCTTTATCAAACTCCCAATCTAAAAACCCTTGTTGTATTTGACTTCTGTAGTCTTTACTACCAAGTATTCTAGATCTTTGTGCATTTAATAAAGAGTTATCAAATCTTGCAGTTTTTGTATTTAAAAATGCTTCTTGTATAGTTAATGGATAGTTTTGTATATGTAAGTTGTAAGCTTCTCTATCTCCAGATGCAGCAATGTTTTCTCTTTCTTCTATCAACTCATCTTTTGCTTCTTGTACATATTCAGCTCCTGTTTTAACATCAAAAAAACCATAGTAAGCTCTTGATGCAGGAATAAACATAGGTACAAGATTGTATGCGTCAGATTCATAATACATATCCATAAAATCCTTAGAGGCTTTCGTAATGTCACCACCAGTACCTCCAACAATAGGAACTCCAAACTGTAAGTTCCCATCCATAAAGCAGGCCTTAGAAGACATATACGCATTTTTTAAATGCTTAAACTCACCAGCTTCCTCAAATATCATTAGTGATACACGCTCACCCTTAAATACTTCTGGGTTGTCCATTGTTCTGCATATAATCGTAGATTGATAACCTCCTATCTCCCACTTACCGTCTTTGTTCTTTTGTTTATAGCCAGATCGTAGTATACCATCTGTATCTCTTAGAACAGAGTGTTTAAAGTTGGAGTGTAGTCCATTCAAACCTTTTTTAGTTTTATCAAAGAACGCATCTGCTGTAGCTTGCAGACCAGCTGCTATACCTACATCATTAAATGGAAAGAATGTATACTCGTGTGCAATCATTCCAGAGTTCATATAACTAAAGCCCTTATCACGAGCTTTAATCACAATCATTCCTGTTCCATTTTTTTTACATTGTTCAAACGTATCAAAATACTCATGATCCATTTGACGATACCAAGGACTAATTAAAGTTTTACGAGATCCAGTTGTACCATCGTTTCCTAGTATCTTATAATAATTCAAGTAAAAATAATATTTACCTGAAATTTTTTTCATTCCTTTGGGTTTAAATCCGTTGATACATCTATCAAGTTCTTGTTCCCAATATTCTTGGTAGGCTACAGAGTCAGGGCTAAGATCAGGATGACCATTGTTAGGAACAGGTCTATACCTTTGTGGATCTTTTTTTG